TGATAGTAGCTGTATTAGCAAACTCTAGTAATGCTTTAGAGTAATCAGCATTCTGTGGGGACAAAAAAGATTCTACTGGATACTTACGCCCCCTGAAATCTAACTGCCACACGTACCACATGTTCCCTATGTCTTTGTATTCCTCTGCTATCTGGATAGTTCTCTCGACCTGAATACGTTTAGACATGCTTTTATTGTTGATGGTGTGTACCTTGTTACGGGCAGCTTTAAATGCTTTAAACTGTAACATCTCCTCTTCGTTGAGGTGTTTAGGTTCTTTACTAAAAGGGTACTTAGGTAAATCTAAGTTATCTCTTGGAGGTAAACCCACCCATTCTTGCCCACTGTCCCAACAAGTACGCAAGACATCAACCACAAACGCATTCACTTGCCAAGGAGTGTGTTGTAGAGCGTTAACACATTGATACTCTAATGAGAGGTCTAGCTCTTCAATCTTAGCTATGTAATCTTTAGCTGCTTTTCTCATGTATGCACCCTCACGAAAGGTAACTTATTTATATGGTCCGAGTAGTAACCACCGCCCCAGAACCCTTCCCAGTCTTTAGGTTGCACAATACATGGGCTATATCTCGGCAACGCTACTGAATTGGTATCGTTAAAAGCTTTTATCCAAGCTGCTGTCTCTTCTGTGGGGGCGACATGCCAAACTGTTTTGTTTCTGTTAATACGTTTATCTAATTTAACTATGCCGGTGCTGCTTATAATAAGATCAATCATTTTAATTCCTACATGAACACGTTCTTCATTAGTCCAGTTTGGTATTTCTATATCATCCAACTTCATCTTGTGATTAAGCCCGTGACGTTTATGATCAAAGCCTTTATCTGATTTCTTGTTAGCTTCTTTGATCATGTTATCCGCTACACCATCTTGAAGTTTAAGCCATTGCTCTAAGCGTTTTTGAGTTTCTATTTGTACCCCAATGTTACGGGCTACAGTCAGCAATGTCGTCTTGGATGCTATGTTATCAATTAAACTAATTAAAGACAAGTAGGCTACCTGATCAGCCTTCATATTCTGTATAAGTTTTTTGGTAATATTTCTGTTTTGTGTTTTATCTTTAACTAAAGCTCTAATAGCTTCTTCAACTGGCTGCACAATCCCCTTGATGATAGTACGTCCGTGTTTTGTTCTCGACCCTAAATCTTTTTGTAGAAGATCATCTAGTTGTTTATTAAATCTATCTATTCCTGACTGAACCATTTGATATTCTAAATCAATTTGCTCGTTGATTGTTGCCATGTCTATACCTCTATACGGTAGATAAATTGGAGTATATGTGTCCTTACCCATAACTAACTACGATTACGGAGTAAGTGTACCATAGAATTTAGTACGTGTGTCTTTATATCTACAGCCAATAACATCGGATGCGTAGATAGTATGTATGGGATTAGGAAACCGATGTCGTTTTTAAAAACCCCACACTTATTAATGTTTTGATTCACTGTGTCCCCTGTTTAGGACACATTAGGACACAAAAAGGACACATCTATTTACCCTCTAGTATGTTGATGCCATCTAACAAACCTTCAGGTGCTAGGTAAGCATACTTCATTGTTGTTTGGATGTTGCGATGGCCCATCCACTCTTTAACTTTAAATATATCCATGCCGCCCATGACTAATTTACTACAGCAAGTACTACGGAATGTTTTCCATATTGCATCTTGCATACCTGTACGATCTCGCAACCTTTTCCAGCGCCTTCTAAACTGTCTTGGGTGTTTATCGAACGGAGTGCGTTCAACACACTCTAAGGTACGTTGTGTTGCCGGGAGCAGTAAATCGTCACCGTTCTTGCGGTCAGGTATCATCAGTCCCCATTTGTTACCAATAGGTATGGGTGTTGGATCAAACTTCAACAACTCACTAGCTCTCATACCTGTATCAAGGCTAACAACTGCTGCATCGTGAATATAATCCTCACCCATTTCTAAGAGAGTATCAAGTAATAGCTTCTCCTGTTCTGGTCGATACCATTTAACAGTGTGGTTGGCTTCCTTCTGTCTGTGTATCTTAGGCAACTCAGATAATTGATTGTTATCAACTGCCATAAGTAATCCCTGACGTAAGCAAGAGAGGTGACGGTTGATTGTACCGCCCGCCCTGCCTTGCTTCTTCATCATCTGTACATAACCTTTGATAAGTTGAGTATCTATCTTACTTACTGGTGTTTTGTGTCCGAACCACTTAGTTAAACACTTCATGGTACTTGGCACATGATCTTCGCTCTTTGTACCTTCCCATAATGTTTCGTATGCTTCGTCTAGTGACTTACCTAGCGACCAAGCCGAAGATACTCCCGTATCGGAGTTAATATGTGATGGTGGTAGCAGACCACGTTTGAGGGCGTGTCTTGCCTGTGCTTCCCATAATTCAGCATCAGCTAAATTAGGAAAAGACTTTCGAGCCTTGTGTCCATCTACTGACACGTACGCTTGGTAAGATTTACCTCTAGGTTGTACACTCATAGAATTCTCATAACCTCAACTGCTAAATATACAATAATTAAAATAGACACTACATTTAAAGCAACGTCGTATGGATTATTCATAATGCCTCCAGCTTCTTTGCAAGTAGTTTACCTTGCTTTGTTAATTTAATAAACTTTTCAATTCTTTTCTCAGGATTTTCATACAGTGCGATCAAGTTATATTTCACAAGTAATGCCATGTTACGGCTTGCGCTTGCGCTAGTTGTATCCATCTCGTGACCAACGTCTAACACACGTAAACTCTCTGCCCTAAAATATGTTTGTTGTGCTATATAAAGAAAAGCAAATAGAGTTTGCGAACTAATGAAAGGGTCAACTTTGCGAAATTCTTGAATTAACTTTATCTTCTTTTCTAATCCTCGACCAACCAATACAACCTCCTAACCACGATATATAAAAATCAAACCCATACTTTGTTTTACGTGAGAAAGTCTGTGGTAAAAGACTTACACCGTAAAAACTGCGATAAAAACAGAACTCATTCTTACCTAACCTAAAAAACATATTAATCCCCTTAAGTCAAATTATATTTATATCTACATCGTAATAATTACGCAACCGATAAAACATAGGATACTTTGTAAGTCAACAGATGATTCAAAATGAATCACCTTTTTTAATTGACTTGGGTTGAGGATTTATTTCTCTTGTGGATAAATATTCAGTTGAACTCGCCATTAGGGACGAAAGTATCATCTGTAATATTATAATAAGCGTGTTCTCCTGTTGTATAATTGCACATGTATAAGTATTCTTTATCGCCCCAAGTGAATGGTTTTTCATCTCCTAGTTCAGCCGGTCTCCAGTCATCTGATAAATTTTCCAATGCTAGGTCTAGTGTGTTCATGTCTTATATTACCTCTATAAAGTTATTTAAAAGTGTTACCTGTTGTTTTATTCTCTGACGAAATATCTACATCTTCAATTATTGAAATAGCATCCATTAATGTGTCTATAGAAAGCTGTTGTGTGTCTTTATTAACCTTAGCCCCAAAGATTTTTTCATAGTTTGTATCATACTTGTTTTTATCCGTAGGCCGTTGCTTGTCGCCTTTACCAGTCATTGTTTTAACCCTCATCACGTTGTGGAATATCAGACATTAGTCGTTCAGCATTACTCAACTCTCTATAGAAAGACATATAGCCAGCATGATGTGCTTTATATGTTGTGCCTGTTGTAGTTTTTACTTCCCTTTTCTTTCTACTACGCGCTGAAATAATATAATGACTGTTATCGGTTTGGATAAAGTAACGACATGCCCCATCTTTGTCTTTTCGTACAGTATGGCCAAGCTCTTCAGCTACCCTTGCTGCGAGTTTGATAATGTTATTTGCTGTGCTTGGTTTGATCTTACTGATTAAGTTTAACATGGTTTTTAGTCTCTTTGTTGTGGTGCGTTAGTGTTAAAGTAATTATGGAACAGTTAAAAAAATAAATACAGTATTAATTGTGGTAATAGTTGGCAATTCCGACCTTTGTACTTTCTACAGATAATCCTCAAGGTTTTCATATAACCAAAAACACAAAGATCTCCGCAGATCTCCGTATTCATCTTCACCCCACAGATCATCAGTATTCTCATATAGCCAAACACCTCTTTCACCGCCAAACGCGATAGGGTAGAGTGGATCTCCGGAGTGCAAAGGCCAAGCCTTCATACATTTATCAATGAAGCGCGACCGTATGTCGAAATAAACACCGTCTATCTTATAAGTAAAACAAAAATTTATTTCATAGCATAGGCCAGAGCCGACATCGCGAGGTTTTATTTCTCCCGTTGCTAAAAATAATAAATGTGTCTTTAACGCATCAATAACTGGTTTGTCTTTATTCATAATATCACCTGTTGTAGTTTACCTAGTGTCCGAAACACTCACAGACCAGTCTGTATAGCCTGTGGTAGTGTGTTAATGAGAACAGGAGTGTCTTTATAGCTTCTTTGCAAGTAGTTCACCTTGCTTTAGTGTCGCCCAATAGACAGGCTCACGTTGTCTTTGAGCGTCATTGAGTATTTGGTTGAGTCGTAGTTTATATAACTTTGCCTTATCTTTTAGTGTATTAATAGCTTGTGCTATCCTGTGCTTATCTCTTACTAGCGCGTTTGTATCGTACATGTTTAACTCAATTAATCTTATTGTGTTTCTTAATATGCTTATGCAATACTCTCTGTTATTAATATCAGAAAATACGAGCTTACGTTCAGTCACTTCTCCGTTGTGTACTGTAACTGTGTTTTTCTTTTTTTCTAGTGCGTAAATAATCGAGCTTACTGTATCCATCATTTCACCTGTTTAGTTAGTTAGTTAGTTGATAGTTTATAGTTTAGTAGATACCTGTCTTATGTTAAGTATTGTTTATTCCAATAGTTTGGTATTAATTGGCAATTATAACATTGCTACTAATTGGTTAAATGTTGATTCATTGAAAAAGAATCCATTTTTAGTGCTATCTGCCTTGCGTTCTGTTTTGGAGCTACCCTTGCGCTTGAGAGTACCAATTGCATTGGCTGCATCCTTAAAGCGAACATCGGTTTCGTCCATGTCAACTAATGGTATATCACCTATTAATTGTGGCCGCTTCCACTCACCTTTAGTTTCTGCCGTATTCATTGCAAGCACAACCCGCTTTCCATCTCTGATAGCGCGTGCAGTATGCTTAATAACCAAATCATTGTTAGCGCTGCCGCTATAGGTTAAATCATAGTTTTTAAGGCGGTTATTTTTTACACGATAGTAAATTTTGGTGTAATCATAAAATTGTATATAGGGCATTGAGGCAATTAAGGCGCTAAAATCAATATCGCTTGTACCGTTTAAACGGATTGTAAGCGCTTCACTATGTTTTTTATAGTGCTTGTTTATTTCCTTTCGCAATTCAATTCCAAACCGTTCAGTTTCCAACAGATAACAGATAGTGCGCTTTATCTTTGCATTGTCTCCTATTTTCATACCTAATAGGCCGCTGGTTTCTAAACAACCCGCCTTACATCCCGCCTTGCCTGCTGCTGGGCATATGGTTTGTTTTGCTACACTGTCGGCAGGTTTAAGGTATAAAACGCCAGTGTAAATATTAAGCTTTTCGCCTTTAACAACTTTAGCGCTGCTATTTACATTAATTAATGGCGTGTTGGTTTGGCTAAGGTATTGCCAGTTATTAATAGCCCATTTTTTAGCGGTAGTGGTTAGCTTGTCGCTATGCATAAGTTTAATTAGTGACACTTGTAGTTTCATTTTAGCACCTATAGGTGGTTTATTGGTTGTTACCTTGTTTCTATTAATAGCCATTATTACTAATGACTATCTAACAAACAATGTAAATTATTCGAATTTGAGCATGTCTTTTTGAAGTACCTTGTAATAGTTGCCGCCTACTTTAAATTGATACGGGATAGATTCGCTGCCTACGCGCACACCCCTAGGCGCTTTTCCTATATGCCTTAGTGCATTTTCTAAAGCTTTACTCTCTTTACAGTAGCCGCAACCGTCAGTCTTATAGAAGACAGTATCTGCCGTGCCGTCATTGTCAACAAGCGTATAATAGACTTGATGTCCATATGTGCCGCTATTCTTTGAACAATACAGTTCTAGCCGGTATTGATTCCCTAAAGTAATACTTTTAAATGGTGTGGATTCACAACGCTGGTTTATAGTGTCCCAGTTCATGGTTTTATGCCTCGTTTAAGTAATGTTAAGAAATATGTTTGCTTCGACTTGTGATAATTAAAGCATACGATTTTAGTAATTGCAAGGGTTCTTGAGTGTGAATAGTTAACAATAATTAAAAAAATAGATAAGAACACAAACACAGACCAATGCAAGAATCATGCCAACTTTTAAAAACACCAAAGAACCTTCAGCATCTGTTTAATAATCTGATGTACGGCCTTACGTTGCAACCTTTAATACTGTTTTGTGGCCTTAGGTGTGGCCTACGCCTATAAATTAAGCATGGCCGAGGGGGGAATTTTCACAAGCGCTTTATACGATAACCACCTCAGATTTTTTCTCCAAAATTGAGAACAACCGCTTGCGTAAGCAGAGGCGGCTGTCAGATAGATTTAAGATCACCTCCCGGTAGAAGTAGAATAACTAACTTTACTCAAAGATAACTGTAAGAGTTCCCATAACAGGCGGAGTGCCCTCAAGTTCAATGAAGGCAAGTGGTGAGGGTGCTCCCTCTCCAGACCCATTATAAGCTGTTACGTAGAAGCCTGTGGGTTCCCCAACAACGATAGGGTATCCTAAAGAAACATAAACTGTATCAGAGGTGTCTACAAGTAACTCTCCACTGGCAGTATAGAGGCGGTAGCCAGCCACACCTCCTACACAAGTATCAACACATATAGCAGGATTCCAATAGAAACCTATATCTCTTAGAACTGTGAGTCCTTGTGCTTGTGTCATTACTACAGAGCTAGTTAATAAGAGCACTGTAGCAAGAGCTGTTAAGATTGCCCTACATCTGGCATGTATTAATTTCATATATAGGCTCCGGTAGGTAGTTATCTATAGTCATCCCAAAGACTCCTAATGAATTTCATCAATACTTAAAGTATACTTAAAGATATTCTTTAAGATACCTTAAGTATACTTAAGTATATACTATAGTATATGTGAACGGGGGGTGGGGGGGTCTTCCCTATAGGGGAACCTTCGAGATAACTCATGTATATCAAGAAGTTACCTTTGGTGTTAATTCTTCTATTTTTATGACCCAACTTTTGGGTATTGCGATGTGTCCTCCCCCTGTTTCTAGCTCATCTTCAACGATCCTAGACCTCATTATGACAACCTTATCGGCATCATTAACCACTAACCACCCTACTTCCTGACAGATAGCTGGTTCATGCTCAATAATATCTTCAATGGTAGTCCAGCATCCATTGCTGTCTTGGGCATCCTGCCAAGTTAGTCTTACTATAGGTACTTGATCTATATCCACGTATTAGCCCTCGGTTGTGAGTTTACATTATAACCACTAGAAAACCTATCCAACTCAGAAAGTAGAGCTTGATTCCTTCTTTCCTGCATTTCCATATCAACATCTGCTGCCATCTGTTCTACCCAGTAAGCCACACCCATAGCCAGAGCATCCAACCTATCGTCATGTGCTAGAGACCCCCGCTCTTTTGTTATACGGGTCATCTGATAGGTAAGCATGTACTTCTGAGCTTTCTCCGTTGGATGGTGTTGAACACTGTCAAAGTCTTCTTGGATGACTTTAGGGTCTATGATTAACTTGTGCTGATTTAAAACAGGCTCTAGTGTATCAATAATACGTAATTCTTTCTGCTTACTATGTCTCACCTCTTCGATAGTAACAGGGTATATCTTCTTCAGAATAGGTTTAATCAGTTCTGTGAACATCCCGTCACCGAAGTTACTTTCTATCAGGAGCATGTTTACTTTATGGTCTTTAGCTAAATGAGCCAGTTTGGTTAGCGTGTGTTCGCTATAACCCCCTTTTATACCACCGCAAGCGGCAACATATAAGTAACCATTAAGCATCTTAACAACAGCATAGGCTGTTTCATCTTGACCTCTACCTGATGGATCAATAACAAGGACTGACCCGTCATATTCCACGTAGGAGCCAACAGAAGCTTCAGGAGCGAAGAACTTGTCTCCACTAAGGCCAACATTAGGGAGTTCTTTAACTTCCTTCATAACGCCATACACGAGCTTCTCGGGTGCCTTGTCTTTATCTATAGACATAACCATCATATCTGAGAGCTTTAGAGGGTATCTATCTATGTCTGATAAGCTTGTATCGAGCATAAACTGCAAGGCAAACCCTGAACGACCGTAAGATAGCTCACGTTCTAGTAGGTCATCATCGTCAAATCGCTTAGGATCTACTGGTTGGCCGTCTAAGGGGTTTTCTGAAGAACCCATATCATCCCATAGGTTAGGAGCCAAACGTTCCCCATACGACTTCTCAGCGTATTCTACGCTAGGATAGCGAGCTGGCCACACTCTCATCTTGTAGCCTCGCTCTGTGAGTGTATTATAAAGACTCATTTCACACTGAGGTGTCCCTAGATATAAAATCTTTCCTTCAGGTTTCAATATAGCGTCGAATTCCTTTACAGCTTCGCCTAGTTTATCTCTCATTCCCTGTGTCATGGAGTTGTTGGGAATTTCCACGTCATCAGCCAAAATTACATCAGCTCTGCTACCAGTGAGCTGGCCAGTGATACCTACTGATTTAACAGAAGGGCTACCACTAGCCAGTGCTGGTCTTACATCAAACGCAATCTTACTCCACCTTTGCTCATTTGTTGCAATGAGATGTTGGCATATTGGGAGTTCAAGAATTAAACGTTGAGCAAACGTAGAAAAATCGTCGGCACGTTGTTTTGAGGCTGAGACAACCATAAACTTCTTCTGGGGATCAAGTAGAAGCTGGTGAACGACAAAGGCGGCAGCAATATAAGACTTACCTATGCCCCGAAACGCCTCGACGATTGATCTTCGTGGGGCGTGTTGTATAAAGTTAGCAATATCATATTGAACAGGTGTAGGCTCAGGTAGGTTAAGGTGCTGCCAGACTAGGAATAAAAAATTCCTAAAGTCTTCCAACCTCGGGTCTAGCTTATCCATTACGACTCCTGTTTTTCTTCACATTAGAGATGCGAAGGTTTGACATACTGTTGTTTTTAGGGTTTCGATCTTTATGATCTACGTCCTTACCTTTGACAGCAGCAGTACCCTTAGCCTTCTTAATTTTAAGTCTGGCTTTATTACGAGATGATCTACGTGCTATTTGTTCTGGCTTGCCTTGGTAGTTAGCGTATTCTTTTTTATAGTTACGCATTAGTGAGAAGCCTCCTCAAAAGGCAGGGCAGTTAATAAACTTGCCATAGGTGATTCAGCAGTAACTATATCGTTACTCGCTCCGTTATCCTTAAGGAACTTTACAGCTACTGAGAGTTCAGCAGAGGTGGCATTCCCTGATTCAACTCTTGCCAGTAGTTCTTTGGTAACACCATCGTGTAACTCGTCTAATTTATTTTTCATAATTAACCTTTCATCACTTTAGCTATCTTCTCACCACTACGTCCAACGACATAGCCACCTAATCCAAGTTGTAATAACACCCATGCCTCATCTTTTAGAGGTGTCGCTAGAAGCCCTAGAGAGTCCCCTACGGCAAGTATTAAGAAGGTAAGCATTGTTATAGGCCGCCAAGCTGCAACGATGAAATGTTCACTCTTTGCTTCAGAGGACACTATAGCTTGTTGGCCTTTAATCATTTCTTTTTCGTAATCAAACACACGTTGCATAGCTGCCGCTTGGACATCCAATAAGTGTCCTTTAGCTTTTAATCGTTCATCGTCGCTTGTGTGTAGTGCATCCACTAAATCAGCAGCAGGTTTAAAGATGCCTGCTATGAGGTCTGTAACGCCCATGGTTACACTCCTATTAATTTAAGAATACCAAGTAGACCTAGTTGTTCACTCAGCCAGCAGATAACACCGCCCACGACAAACCATTTGATTTGCATTAAAGACTGATTAATAGCATCTAACTGATCTTTAAAAACCACTGCGTTCTTCTGTAGAGTCGCTAGTTGTTCTTCGTGTAGATCAATACGCCATTCCAAGCGGTCTACTTGTTGTTTTAAGTCATCCATTTAGTTGTCCTTTATGCTTAATATAAGGGGGGTGTGTAGGGTGGATTTTTCATAAACTGTTGCGCTATTACGCCATGCCTAACGCTACTAGAGGTGCCATAACCGTCTGAGTTTATGTTAATCTGGCCGAAGTCAGGGATCCATGTCATTGCATACATCCTAACGTAGTATTGAGTGTTTGCTGCTAATCCAGTTAGTTTAGCAAACCCTGTAGTGTTTGTATAGTCAGTATAGCCAGCTCCAGCTCCCGTTAAGTATTCACCGTATCTACCTGTTTGCAAGGTTGTACTGTAAGTTGCAAAAGTTGGATCAGTGCTATGAACCATATAGATACCATAACCGTTAAGATCATAAAGATCATTTTGCGCGCTAAGAGAACCGTGTATTAAAATTACATCATCCCCATTAGCTTGGTCAGTGGTAGTGAAGGTAAGGCTTTTGTCAGTACATTGAAACATATCAGTGGTCTGAAATGCTTGGTATACAGTTGTTTCCTGATAATCTGCAACATCCACTAACGTGTAGTGCCCACTAGGTACGCCTTGTCCATTGCCAAAAAAATCGCCAAGGCCTGTAATGAGTGCTAAAGGGAGTGTACCAGTGTCATCAAGATTAGCAGGGTTTAACGTAGAGGTACTCGTGAGTACCCCTGACGAATCAAAGCTTGCTAAGGTTCTTGCCTTAGTCATAATGAGTTTCCTTTTAAAAGTGAATATAGCAGAGGAACCTCTAGGCTCCTCTCTTTTATGGTGTATCTGTTACGATATTTGCGGCTGTCATGTTATAAATACTTTAGTGTCACGCTAATTTGTTTATCGTTTAAAGAGTTCGGCTTGGTAGACACTATTTCTACTAAACCTTCTTCTACTAATCTTGGTATTCTTACGTCTATGTCTTGACCTTTACTATTAATATGTACGACACAACGATCACAGCCTATAGCGTTGAGCAGTTTCTTCTCATGGGCGACTGCATCATTAGTCCATGTATATCCACCTAGGTCTTCTAAAGCGCCTAAAAAATATGCCCAACCATAAGAGGCTGTTGTATTTTTATTAACAGCACAAGACCAAAGAGCAACTATAGACTCCCCTTCCACAAATAAGAAGAAGTACCCTTTATTACTTTTTGATATAACATCCATAGACTTAGACACCATACTGTGAAACGTAGGTTTTTCCATGTGGTTATAGGGGAAGTTATCAGAAAGAAAGTATTTCTCCATCCTAGTTTGAGCTTCCGCAATAAAGGTGTCTCTTTTTTGTTCAGCATGTTCTAAACCCTGTTTAAAGACTTCAGAGTCTAAGACGCTAGTTACTTCTTCTAGGCTATTGACAATATAAGTAGTTAAACCGTTATGACTAAATACATCCATATTAATATCTCCATGTTACGTTAATTGAGTCTTCACTCGCTCCATCAATGAGCGGGAAAGTGCTAGGGCTAGTCCATGTCCAAATTGACGTAGTACCTGATAATGAGTAAGTCGCGTTAACTCTAGCAAATATGTGGCCATCAAAAGATAAATTTACCCACCCACTGTCAGAAGTATGGCCCGTAATTCTGACAATAAACAACTCATTACTATTTTGATCGGTATGGTCAAAGAAGTCAACTACAGAGTGCTGTACTGAGTCATCTGTGTGTACTTGATTAGAAGTAGGCGAAATAGAGCCTAGTTGCGCATCAGGGGGTGAGATAACTCCGTCTGCATATCCGTTG